TAACATTTTCTAAAGTCCAATTGTGTTTTATTTTATCAATCATTTCAGGTTCAATGCTGTTTATTATTTCATTTTTCTTTTGTTTAGTTTCTTGTGTAACATCCCAAAAATCAAAATCTAACAAACCTAAATAATTTAAATGAGACTCTAAATCAATATCGTTTAAATTCATTCTTAAAAAATCTAAATGAAAATCTAATGGTTTACTTAAGTCGTTACCAATTTCTTTTATTGATGACTTAATGTCTTTTGTGTATCTCAATTCTGTTGTCAATAATATAGCAAGTAATTTAGCATAAAGTAAATTATCATTGACATACTTATCTCGCTTTAATTCAAGCTCTGTATTGATAGTTTTTAAGGCTTCTATGTCTTCCTTATAGATTTTATCTTTATTGCGTTTAAACACGTTAAAAACTCGTTTCTTTGCATTTTCTATTTGCCAGCTCATAATCCTATTTGTTTTTGTGCTGTTTGGGTTAGTTGTAGATTGTATTTTACTAGGTCTTCGATAATTTTATTCATTGGCTCTGATTCTCTAAAAACTACTGATACCATATTCCCTAAATCATTAGAAGGAATATAAACTCTTATACCTCCATAAAATTCAATCCAATCTTTAGTGTTTTGAACTTCAAAATACTCAAACAAACATCTTTCTTTTGCTTGTTGGTATATTTCATATTTTCTATAATATTCGTCTCCTTTATAAAATTTATTAATATTAGGCTCTTCTAAAACATTCCCATCATCATCACAAGGAACAAACATCCATAATTCTAAATTTTGTTTTAGCAATTTTGCGTATTTTAAAACTTCACTAAAAGCCGTTATTGAATACTCTCTACTTTTTTGTTTTAATACAAAATCTGTCATTGATATTAATTTCATAATTTTTAGTTTTTAAATTGCGTATTGTTTTTTAATTCGTACCCAGTTAGTAAAATGCTTTTGAAATTCTTTAAGTGATTTATCTGTTTTCTCACTAATAGTTCCGCAATGGTTTGTAAAGTCTGTTAATGCTAAATGTATTTTGTTTCTATCTATTTTATAAACTCTCTCAACATCTTCTTTCCAATTTTCATCGAATAAACATATTTTTACAGCATCTTCAAATTTTATTAAAGCGTTATTAGTAGTTATATTATATTCTTTTATCTTATCTTCTCTTATGCCTTTTGATTCGCTTTCAATTGGGTTTAATTTCGGTTTAATTTCGCTTTCAATTGGGTTTTTCTTTGGTCTACCACCCTTACTGCCATTGACTGAATTAACTTTACTTTTACCTTCGACTTCAAATAATTGAGCGTCTAAAAACTTAATAATTATAATATCATTAACTAAATCTAAAGCACCTTCTAAAATAAGTTCTTCTAATTCATTTGGGTAATTAAGCCTTTTTAATAACTGTGGCTTTGTTAATTTACAATTCCTTTGCCAATAGTAAGAGCAAATATTTATAAATAATCCTTGCGCAGATAAAGAACAAAAAGAAATATCTTTAGTTAAATACTCGGCTGGCTCAAATTTAAAGTATGGTAATTCCTTAGCCATTACAAACCTCCTCTTTTAAGTGTAATAAGTCGTATTTTTCAAGAGATAATTCTAAATCCTTATAAGTCCAAGCCCAAAGACCAAACGATGCTGTTTTTGGGTAACTTACGCAATCGAATTGTTTATTTTCTTTGTGCTTAAAAACTTCGTAATGTTCGCATCCATCACAATCAACTTTGTAAATATATGATTTGTCACTTTTTTTAATTTGGGTAAAGATAAACCCTTTAACTTCTCCTCTTCCGATAAATTCCTCTAGTAATTGTTTCATTTTTATTTTTATTTAAATGTTGGTTTCTGTAATTTTATTAATTTCAGTTCTAAGTGTTTTAGCGAATTTAATAGCTGTTGATTTGTCTAAAAAAACATATCCTTCTTCTCCATCCATTTGCAAAGTAATTAATATGGTTTTTTTTTCAACATCTCCACAACTTGGATCTAATTCAGCTTTAATAAAATCTTGTTCTTTTGAATCGTGAGAGCAAATAAACTTTAATTCAAATTTTGCCATAATAATAACCGTTTTAAGATACGGATAAACTATTTAGTTATGTAAAAAGTAAAATCCTATTATATCAGCCGTTAAGTGAGACGGGCTTCAATAATAGGATTCTTATAATGTCTTTTTAGATAATGCGTCTCACTTCATTACTTAAAGCAAATATAACACTATAAATTAGATAAACAATACTTTTATTAAAAAATAAGTTATAAATTTGAAAAACTAAAAAAAATAAACTATGAGTAAATATGATGTTTACAATGAAAGTATAATTAAATTTTTAGAATCGATAAATAACAATACCCACCTCGCAAAAAAACTATTTCCAAATGGTACTGCATTAGAAATAGATAGATTAAGAAAACACATATCAAACATCAGAATTTTTGGATTGCCTAAAGAAGAAAAACCAATTAATGATGGTTTTAAGAACTCAAAAACAAATTTAGCTATTGAACCATACGAAAATGGAAACCCTGATAATATATTAGTTATTGGAGACTTACACGCTCCGTTTACATTGCCTAAGTATTTAAAGTTTTGCCGTGAACAACAAGAAACATACGATTGTGGAACGGTTATTTTTATAGGTGACATAATAGACAATCATTATTCAAGTTATCACGAATCAGATCCAGATGGTTATTCAGCAGGTGAGGAATTAGACCGAGCAACAGATATGATAAAAGATTGGTATAGAACATTTCCTGTAGCAACTGTAATAATAGGAAACCACGACCGTTTAGTATATCGTAAAGCCTTTACTGCTGGAGTTTCTAAAAGGTGGATTAGAGAGTATAAAGATGTGTTAGATACGCCTAATTGGTCTTTTGTTGAGAATATAATGATAAATAATGTTAATTATAATCATGGCGAAGGCGGTACTGCAATGAATAGAATTAAAACAGAATTACAAAGCCAAGCTCAAGGGCATTTACATACTGAATTATACGTTAAATTTTTAGTAGGTGCAAATTTTATAGTTTGGGGCATGCAAGTAGGTTGTGGTGTTGATATTAAATCTTATGCTATGGCATACGGTAAGAATTATAAAAAAAGTGCTATAGGTTGCGGTGTAGTTTTAAACAAGGGAACTTTGCCAATTGCAATACCTATGAAAATGTAACTTATAAAATACATTATTATACTTTTAAGCGTGTAATATATGATATAATATAAAAAATAATAGTTAGTTTAAAGTAGAATCCTAATTTATTTTAGGGAACACGGAATAACGACCCGTACTATTATAAAAAACCCACGTATTAATTTACGTGGGGTTTTGTTTTTATAATACTTTTATCAAAAAAATTACAATCTTTTAAATTCAATTCCTTTTTCAATTTTATTTCTCATTTCTACATTGTGAAACCCGTTAAGTTTTTCACATTCGCTTATGCTATTGTAAACAAATCCATCTGAAACACGTATTATTTTAACTGAATTTACAGCAATTCGATTCATTTTTCTTTTAACTACTTTTACTTTTCCGTCTCTTAAATTCTCAAACTCTTTAATCTGTTCTGCATTCCATTTACTTACCTGATAATTCCATAGTGAGTGCTGTGGAAATTTTCTAAGTGTTGGCATTACTTCTGATTGTTTCATAACGTATTCATTTTTGATTCAACAATATAAAATTCCCCTTCAATTTTTACACTTGGAATAAATCTATCATATTTTGTAAATCCGTTCATACCTTTATCTTTTAATCGTTTCTTTTGTTCTTCTGTGTATTTCATAACTATAAAAATTACCGCCTATTTTTTAGGTAGGCGGATTGGTTGTTATTTCTTATTTTTTTCAATAGTTTCAAAAGTATTAAATCTTTCCACTGTTGACACAAGATCTTGTATTTTAAAATCGCACTTATCAATTTGAAATTCTAACATTAATCTTTTCTTGTCGTAAAAGGGTAGATTTTCATTAAGATTTAAAAGTTCATTTAAAGCTAGTTCTCTTTGATGAGAATACCTTTCTATTTGGTCTTTTACAAAATATTCCATAGTCATTTTTTTAAAAGTTACTTATTTTATCAACTTTCCATCCTTTAATTGTATTAAAGTACAGTTCTTTACCTTCTGGATTAGTCCATTTTCTGCCTGCGATATTTATAGAAACTTTCACATCGTCTCCAATTGCAAGAGAATCTAATAATGCAGTTTTATCCTGTTGAAACTCAATATTAACTAATTGTGGATATTGACTCTCTAGTTCAGTTTTCAATATCAAAGAACGTTTTTTAAAAGTTCCGTTAACTTCTTCTGATTGAATAACCTCGATTTTACCTTGTAATTCCATGTTTAAAATTTTAATTTATTAATTGTTTCTGTGATTTGTTTTTGTAATAATTCCGCTTGACATATTGATTCATAAACCATAGCATCAATATCCCAAAAAACAGGTTTAGCAACTGTCCCATTATTAACTAAACTTTCACGGGTCAACTCTTTTACGAATAACGGTTTAATTATGCATTCTGGACGGTACGAAACGAAATAAAGTTTTTCTAACTTCTCATTGACTGTGAAAGCATGAACACATTGATTAATATATTCTAAAGGTATTGAATCGGCAACACACATTTTTAAATGATTAATAGACTGAGGGCATTTAATTTCACATTGAATAGTTAAATCGGCAGTAATACCATCAGGTGAAATGCCCATTAATTCGTTATCACTTTGAATCCAACCGCACTCTAAAAACTTTAAGCCCGTGTATTTTTCTAATTCTAAACGTGCCATTGGTTCTAAAAAATTACCTCTTTCCATTGCTTCGGACTGAAAACTTTCGTCAGCATCTTCATCAAAAGGCTCGATAGTTTCAGATAATAATTTATATAGTAAAGTATCGCTTTTTATAAACAATTCTTTTGCTCGTGTGCCACCGATTTTACCGCGCCTAATTTCAAACCATTCATCATAATTTTGTTCTATGTTAAAATGATATGTAGCCATTATTTTAAAATTAATTTAAGTCTATCTTTTTCAGCTAACACTTCTGACGTTGTTTTTTCTTTTGGCGTTAACGATTCCCAATTAGTTACTAACTCAGCCAAAGTTTTAGATCCGTTTAAAGTTAACTTGCATTTTTCAATATCTACTTTTTCAATAACAGTCGGAACGGTAGCGACAATTCTAATGGCATCGTGAAAGTCTCCAAACGCTTTTATTCTCTTTGTAGTTAATTGTATGCGTTTTCCTGCCATTTCTTCAATGTATGAAGTATCAGTAACTTTCTTTAAAGTTTTTCGATTTGTAGCGTTTAAAATAATTGGCTTACATTCTAAAAAGAATACGGTTAAAACAGGTTCTTCCATTTGCGCCTTTTGATTAAAAACAAACTCAGATTTAACTTCTTTTATTGTTACAATAATATCGTTTGTTTTGCCGTTTTCATCTTGTAAGTCCCAACCTCCTAAATAGTTTGGGTTTCTCAACTTGTCTATATGCGTCTTCATAATTTCTAATTTTTTATAGGTTGTTCAAAAATTTCGTCAATCACTTCTATGTTTCTGATTAACATGTTTAAACGTGCTTTTGAATCAGCATATTTAAATGTCATTTCATCGATTGCTTTTGCTTGTTCGTCGATTAAATCTTGTTGAATAGCCGAAAGTTTTTCTAATGCTTCAATTCTAGCCATTTGGTAAAGTTCTAAATCTGTAAGTTCTCTTTTCATATCGTTTTATTTTCTGTAAATGTAAACATAATAATTCACATAACAATTAAAAAGTTGGTTTATTTTAAGTATATAAACTTTTGTTCACAAATCTTTATAATTTTTTCGTTTAACATATTGATTTTATTAGTAGTTAGATGTTATTTTACATATATATTAGTTAGGCTTCATTAAAAGGATTGTACCCATTATATTGTTTGTGCTTAACATTTGCAACCCTATCTATATCACCACTTAGTGGCTCGTTGGTTACTATTACACAATCATCCATATCCCAAAACCATTTCTCACCATCTTGATCAACTTCTAAAAATGCTTCTCTATCCATTTTAAAACCAATTATTTTAAGTAAGTTTTGTTTTTCAAATGGTGTGTAAAACCTTTTGGCGTAATCACCAATATACTTTTTATAAAATTCTGTTTCTATTAAATCCATATTATTATAATTAAAATTAACGAAAGCCTAAGAATGTATATGAGCCATATAAAAAACGGCTCATATACTAACCGTTATAAGTAACTTTACTCAACATTTCGATTAAAGAGATTGCGAAAGAATTTTTTACGTCCATATCTTTTCCAAAAACCTTTTTTATAATAATCTTTTATAGGTTTTCCACAATCGCCTTCCCAATAGTTAAAGTAACTTTCTGTTTTTGGTCTAGCTACTTTCATAAAATTTCAATTTCATCATTTGGCAAACAAAAGTTTCTACTGCCATTTTCATAATAAATAGTAGTATGTTGTGGCATTATTTCATCAATAATAACAGTTTCTACAACTCCAATTTCTCCATTAAGAAATTCTACTTTATCTCCTCTTTTTAAATCAATTGCTAATTTTTTCATAATCCTTTTTCTTTTTTAAATATTTGTAATAATTCTTTTGGCTCTGTAATTTTACTCCATCTTTCATCATTAGTCCAATCATTTAATAGCCATTCAGCAAAATCAATAGCAAATTTTTCTGTTATTTTTTCACATTCATCAATTACACCAGAACTTCCATATATTTCTGTGAAATTAATAATTTCTTTAAATTCATCTTTAATATTCATTTTGCATATAAGTTGAAGTTAATAATTCATTTTTTAAATCTTGTTCAAATACTACTAAAACACAAGGGAAAGGAGCAGGACTTTTACTTTCGTTAAAATTTAATCTTCCTTTTACAAATCGTATTTCCTTTGCGTATTTCATTACTAAATCGTGCCAATATTTTGTATCACTTCTTATAGGAATTAAGTAAACACATTTCTTTGCATTACCTTTTTTTAATTCCTCAATACCTTTTTTTATAAATGGTTCTATTCCGCTATATGGTGGGTTTATATAAATATTTCCGTTCCATTCAGTTTTTAAACCATCAAAATCACTTTTAAAAGGGCAAGGATCATAATCAAAATTAAATTCATCATTTAAATTTTTATAAAACTTTATTGGAGTTGCATAATTATCACTATCTCTCGTTCCTTGTATTTCTTTTGAAAATCTAATCATAATAAAAGCTACTTATAACAACTGCTATATTCAATAGCGGTCATCGGGTTAAATTCAATAATTTGTTTGCACTTGTTGTTTTCGGTCATTAACCGAAGCATTGTTTTGTGTTTTTCCGCTACTGAAATATAGCAGCGAACCGTTACTCTTCAAATGATTCATAATGCTTTTTCTCTACTGATTCAAATTTCAACTGCCTATCTATTATTTCTAATATTTTAGAAAAATGATCTTCCGGTATTGGATTGTCTAATTTAGAATTAAACCATCTTTGCCTAACTTGCCCGAACGATGTTTTGGTTTTATTTGCAATAACTTTTAATATTGCTGTCTTATGCTTCATTAAAGCATATTTTTCTGTGATTTGTTTTTTCATGTTATAGTTTTAAATTATTGTGAACGCAACCATTTAAGAAGTTCTCTTTTTCTATCATATCTTTCTACATTACCAATAGAAACATTAAATGCTCACATTCTTTGATGGCAATTTCCGTGATAATCAGCGAAAGCAATAAACTTATTGTCTTTTACAACATATAAATTTCCTTTATAAGAGTAAACTCCATCATTTTTTGTCATTGCTCTTTCGTGTAATAAATTAGTTTCGTCAATAGTCATAATTATATCATTTGTTTTAATTCATTTGGCATACAAGATTTACCTCCAAATAAATAGTTACTAATTTCTTCGTGCGATGTGTAGCCTAATGTTATAATGGCTAATAATAGTTTTTTCATGGTGTTAGTTTTAAAGCTGTTTTAAATTAAGATTGTAAATTTCAAATAAATCGTGAGTATTACTACTTGGATGCACCCATATTGTAAATTTTCCAAAATCAAGACCTATTTTTTCTTCAAAAGCCTTTGCAATTATAATAGATTCTACTATAGCTTCTAAAGGACTTCTGGTGCATTTTATAATTATTTCTATGTTTTTCATATTATGATTGTATAAATGGATAATCTTTTCTATATGGCCAAGAAGTTGGGTTGATAGGATTTAAATTTATTTTTCCAGCACAATTACTACAAGTAACTTTTTTTAAATCGTGTGTAATATCTTGCTCCCCTTTTTTATTACAAGCAAGTTTTTTAAAATTACCTTGTTTGTCTGTAATAATTAAATGTATCTTATATGTTTTCATAATTTCTGTTTGTTTTATTTATATAAGCAAATGTAATCATAATAATTCACATAACAATACTTTTTATAAAAAAAGTGCAAATTATTTTACACTCTTTAATTTAAACCATAAATTTATAATTAATTTTACTTATCTTTTACTTATCTTTTACTGAATACTGGAAACATAGTTGATTAGCTACATGATTAAATTCTAATTGATTTTTGTTTTCTCCTGTATATTTATTAAATATATAAGTAGGTAAAACATTGGCTAAAGCATGAAAAAAGTCAGTCAAATCAACTTCATTCATGTCAATGTAATTCTCGTTTTCTTCATTTGTAATTTGGTCACTAATGTTTAAAAGTAGTAACTGCGCAATTCTTTCTGGATTTTCCATAATATTAAAAAATAACCCCCGTCACTCGCTACAAATGAAAGGGGTTTTAAATTGTTAGTTGTAGCGAATTTCAAATATACAACTATATTTTTAATTTAAACCATAAAAACACGAACAAACACAATGTAAAAAACAGCAATGCAAACAATATTGTATAGTCTGTTTTTTCTGACTCTTTGTTTTTTACTTCTTTTTCAGTCTCTATTCGTATTACTTTTTCGCCCTCCGTAACTTCAAAATTATCAAACTTACTTTTATCAAATACAATAGTAGCATTAAAATACTCCTTACCATCAATAATCATAGGTTTAAGCACGTCAAATGGTTTAATAGAGTAAATGTCTCTTGATTCAATATTCTGCTTTAAAACACGTGTATTTTCAATTGACAAACTATCGCTTTTAAACGTGTTTTTCTGTTGTGAAGTTTTACGAGTTCCGCAACTAATTAAAAGCAATAATATTAATAGATATTTCATTTTAATTATTAAGAATTATATTCGGAGTAGTCCACCCGTTTATCAATAAAGTTCCATTTAATTTAGGCTGTAAATGTATAGTTTTGCATTTTTCAATTTCGCATTTTCTTTTCTGGTATTCTCTTTTAGAGTCGTAGATTCTAATTCCATCTAAAGTAGCCTCAAATCTTATAGGATTTTTTGACAGTTCATTATCAAAGGTGTGTCCGTTAATTTCGATTTTATTTTGTAATATAATATCAACATAAGGCTTATCATAGTCAATTAAATTAAGACTTTCACTTTGTGCCGATAAATTCGCTGTAATAAATAATACAATTGCAATAATTAATTTTTTCATAGTTATTGTTATTAATTATATCAGTTACTTCCTAATGGACATGCTAAATCATCTTCTCCGAATGCAATAATATCATTTTTCATAATTTATATTTTTTTTGTTATTTAAGTTTTTAATGCTTTTTCTTAAATAGTGGATTTCTTATTTAAGTTTCTCTTCTAAAACCTGTTTAATTAAAATACAATCTTCGTACATTTCTGCATTTTCAAAAACTTTTAATGTACATTCTAAATCTTTAACTGTGCCGATATTACACCACTGAATAAATTGTTCTTCTGTTTGAATCGAACGAATGTAACGAGGGTCGCAAAGTTCTTCGTATGCTTGATTAAGTTTTTGAATGTTCATAGCTTTATTCTTTTATTTCAAAGTGCATCCAATCATAATTTTTTTCACGCCCTAAATTAACAAAACCATATTTATAAAATATATCAATCATTGGCTTATATTCTTTTCTTGCAAATCGAGCCGTTTTAGATGTCTCTTTTAATAAATTACGTTCTGGATCTAAATCTATTGCAATACCCCAAGAATGACGAGAATAATCGTTTCCACCTCTCATTTTACGAAAATTAAAACAACCTCCATAAACATCAATTTGTAATTCTTTTATTTTTTCAAGTCCGTAGTAGTGTAGAATTTCTTTAAATATTAATTCAAGTTTATCAACTACTAATTTATGACATTGAATTTTATTTACATAAACATTCTTATCCCAAGCTAATTTCATTGGATAAGGCAGTTTTAAAGTCGTTAGATACTTTGGATTTTCAGTAGGAAACCCGTATTTTTTAATAGCTTCTTGTGTAGTTATCATTTTTCATCTTTTTTAGGTTCAATAAATTCTTTATTCCATTTCTTATAAAAGTGATTATCTTGTTTTTCTCTTAATTCTTGCTCTAATATTTGGCTTTTAATCCTCGAATCTCTTATGTAAGTTCTTAGTTTGTAGTAAGCAAAAAATACAGCTATTAGAGTCATTAAAAACTGCAAAAGATTAGTTGCATTCGACAAATAGAATTCTCCAAAGGTAATTTTTTTTGCTACATCAATAAGTGTAAAACTATAAAAAACAAAAAAACAGTAGTTAAGTGCGTTGAAAAGAAATTTTATTGTTTGCATAGGCGAAAATCATAAAAGATAACGGTATTTTCAAAAGGTAAAATAAATTACCCATTAATCCTAAAAATACAAAATCTAAACCATTAATAATAAATAAAAATAAAGCTATTTGTTTTGTAATGAAATCTAATTTTACAAAAGCTAAAAAATAAAATACAACTCCTACAATTATGATGTTTGAATAATCTTCCAACACGTTACATAGGAATTTTTTATTGTCAGAAAATAAAGCATATCTAACTTTTAAATCTGAATTATAAAATACCGCCTTCACTTCTGAAAGCGGTACTAATGAAAGCAGTATTAAATGCTTACTTTTCATCTTTATCAATTGGAGGTTTTGAGCCACCTATCAACGCATCAACTTTACCTTGTAACTTGTCAGCGTTTTGAGTAGGAAGTTGAACTTTTGACTTTAGCATAATAGCCAAACCAAATAATAGCTTAATTATAATTATCCATTTTTCAGGGACCCCAACTGCTAAGATTAAAGGATTTAAAGCGTCAAATCCTAAATCTATAATAAGACCCACAACTGCTAAAATCTGTAACCACCAATTTTTTAAAGTATTCATATTTATTTATTTAAAGTTACTTATTATAATGATGCTGGTTGCCAAATAATATTCCCGTATGTTGCAGTAATATCATCATTACCGCCCGTAGCCCCTCCAGCAGTTCCTGTAATCTTTACAATATTAGCCCCTGTAAAAGTTAAACCTGTCAAAGATGTGTATTTTGTATAGGCTGCTGTACTTGCTCCGGGAGTTGAAATGTTTACAACTGCTCTACCTGTTGTAGTTCCGGTTCTTATGATTGAAACAGTTGTTACCCACGCACCCGTAACACTCATTGTTAACGCCCCTGTATCTCCAATGTTTTGACCCGCAAAATATATTTTTAATTGACTTGAAGCGGTAACATCGTTAAAAGTTCCTGCAAAGTTAGAGATTAATTTTTCACCTGTGGCATTTAATCTATTCGCAACTGTTGTATAGGTTAATAAATCTGTTTCAGTTGTAGAAATATTGTTTACATCAGCGTAGAAGTCTTTTAACTGTTCCGGTACCCAAGATTTAGTAACAATCGCTTTTCCTGTTGTTTCTCCTGATATAAGAGTATTTGTCACGCTTGGCAGAGTTGCTAATCCGTTTTTTAATATAGTAAGAGCATTTGTTCTAATAGTATCGTCAGTACCGTTCCCTAAATTGTACAGCCTATCTAATCCTTGCCAAGTAGTTGTAGATATAGGTGTGTAATCTGTTCCGAATAATCCAGCGCAAATTTCCCCATAAGACCTAGACCTATTAAATAAACCTCCCACAACCGTAGAGTAAGCTCCTGTAGCTCTGCCTCCACTTCCTCCACTTACTAAAGAATAAGCCCCTGTCGCTTGGTTGCTATCGCCTCCAATAACTGCCGATAAGTTGCCTGAAGCCGTATTGCCAAATCCGCCACCAACTGTTGCAAACGGTCCAGAAGACGTATTACCATTTCCAAAAGCCACCGCAGAGTTTCCAGAAGCTGTAGTATTAGCCCCTCCTGCTATAGATGCGTATCCCGTAGCTCCCCTTGATCCACTAGCTCCATCAGAGTTGCTTAAATCAACGGCTTGGAATCCCACACTGCCATAATTAGCCGCCGTTCTTCCGTTAATTACATGACCGATTCCGTTTCCTTCATTTAACGGTACAACGGAATAATCATCCGTTTGCGCTATAGTTCCTGTTTTATTTTGTAGCGTATAAGTTCTAATTGCTGTGTTTGTATTTGTAAAAAATGAAGTAAAAGTATTAGCTACATTTCGTAATCCTAAAGTGCCATCTAAAAAAGTCTTTACGCCTGTGTTTGTTTGAGCAGAAGCAAGAATCATATCTCCACTACCTCCACCGCCTCCAGCATTAGCTAAAACAAAAGCAGTAGATGCGATTTGATTTGTATTTGTTCCCGCAGAAGCTGTTGGCACTGTTGGAATTCCTGTAAAAGCAGGACTTGCTAGATTGGCTTTTAAATCTAATTCATTTTTAACCGCTTGAACACTTGGATATAAAGTATTGTTTACTGTAGTGAAATTAGTTGCTTTATTAGCTACATTTTCTGGCGTAAATCCTAACGCATCGACAATACTTGCTAAAGTTAAAGCAACGCCCCCAGAAGCAACACCTCCATATTTTTGAACCTCGATTATTTTAGCATCAACAGAAGCCTGCAAAGATGTGGTTGTGTTTCGCATTATTACGTATGCCCTCGAAACTCCGTTAGCTTTTATATTGCTTTCGACTGCAAAATCCCTTGTAAAAATAGCTCGTTCAGCAGCTGCCAAATCATCGTAAATATTTTGCCCGTATTGAATACGTGTTAATCCAGTCTGAAACATTGTTATAGTCTGAATAGTAAATTTGTTATTTGGAACGGTAGTTAAAACATTCGAAACATCGTATAGTGTTGGATCTAAATTTATCCTATCACTTCCCTCTGTGCCATTTTGTGTTCTATATCTAAAAGTTAATGCTGTTTGTAATGCCTGACTTAATTCATGAGGTTTTTTCCAATCTGTGGCGAAATTAACCCCATATTTAAATATTGTACCAGCACTTTTATTTAAAGCTAAATTAGCACCGTTTGCTGCGTATTTATTACCGTCCAGGTTCAATGGACCCACGTACGTCATTAAATCATGTAATTGATTTGTATCAGCGTTTGTGGGTGCGCTAATATTATTAACTACGTTTATTGTAGTTAAATTAGAATGTATAACAGCTCCTAATAATATTAAATCTCTTCTTTGTGAGGTTGTGAATTCTGTAGCTTGCTGAATCAATACACCGCTTGAATTAACTGCTAAATAAGTAATATTTCCACTCGTTAAATAAGTTGGAGTTATTCCTGTAAATGGTCCAAAATTGACAATTGTACTTACTGGTATTTCTGGATTATCGAAATTGCTTATTATTCCTATTCCTGCCGTAATATTGAATTTTGTAGGATCTCCATTAATAGAAATCATACCGTTTTTAATTAATCCAGTAGAAAGGAATTGTTTTTTAGCAAGTTCTAAATAAATAGCCGTATTGTCTACCAGTTCGGAAACTGGCATCATTTTTAGAAACTTATCAGTTCCATCGAACATAACAACTGAATCGTTTTTTGTCGCCACTGGTGGGTCTTTTAGTAGCTTAACATAATTCAAGTTGTTTGAAGGCGAAAACTGAGCATTTGCCGTCATGCCTGCAATTAATAAAGTCAAAAGTAAGAGTAATCTTTTCATAAAATTTAATTAAATTATTGGTAAAAATATTTAAACAATCGGTAAAACCGAAACTGTTGCTGAGTATATTAATTCATAATTACTCACATCTTGGTCGTCGCCTAATGTCACGTACATCATTGAGTCAATCCAATCAGCAGGTGTAGCTCCAAATCCTTGGCAAATATCTCCTAATTCAATTCCGGTTCCTGTGTTTTTGACTCCATTATACCATCCTTTGTGTTTAACTTCAATTCTATCTGCCTGAATCGGCAGCAAATTTTGCTTAAATTCGTTATAATCGGCAAATGTTAAATATCCGTTTTGCGTTGGACTTACAACCTGAATCGAAAACTGATTTGTGAACGGATCAAAAAACAAAGGAGCTATAGCGAAAACTGCCGAAGCATCCGTTTGTTGAATTGCATTGTTCAGCGTTTTTAATACAAAACGAACCTTAGCAGGTGTAACCTGATTTGTGTTATTATCAATTATATACGCATTTATAACGTCTTCAATTTCTGCTGGTGTCATAAATAAAAATTAAGAGAATCCAAAATCGAATCCATTACTAAATGCACGCCCAATAGCTGGAGGTGTGATTTGTTTTTGTCTGTCAATGAAAAATAAAATTTGAGTTATTTCGCCTGATTCCAATAATTCAGCAGTTAACTCAAAATCTATTTTAGAGCCTGCAATATTATAAGTCAATTCTTTAATGATAATTCTTTGCTCCCATTTTCCGATGCAGTCAATTATTTCTGCTGAAATATTAGCTACAGCAGTATTAACTGGAGTGTCGATAAAACGCCAAATATCTGAACCAAAAAGAGGGCGTAAAGGATCACTTCCTTTAGTGTTCGTTAATATAATTCCTATACACTGACGAATATCATCTATACCCTCAACAACTTCTCCAATAGTTACATTGGATAATTGCCAGTTGGTCGCTTTTATATCTTGAATTTTTGTTGCCATTATGGTATTGGTGCGGTTGTTGGATTACCTGGTGTTGCTGATGTATGAACATGTGTTTTAAGCGAAACAGTTCCTGCCTTCATATCTCCTAAAACTTCTAAATTACCCGTTAACGGTGCTCCAGATGGCGCTGATATTGTACCGGTAACAGTTAACGCTCCAGCTATTGCAACAGCTCCAGTTAATTTTATCACTGGTGCGGTTATATCTACTTCACCAACAATATTAATATTATACTTATGCGTGTTTTTATTATATTCAATAACAGAATTGTCTTCAAATTTTATTCTAAAAATTCCGTCACCAGCTCCATTTGGAGGCGTTTTATCGTTGTTTAAAGCTCCCAAAATCACGCCCTCTTCGCTGTTTTCATCCATTAAACAAGCAACTTGCTCATTAATTGAAAATGTATGCGAAAAACTGTCTTTAATTGCTCCAAGTGTCAGAACTTGCAACCAATCCGAAACAATGCCGTCATCGGTAAACGTCACACGGGCGTATCCTTTGGCTGGGTCAACTTCGGTTATGTTTCCAAATCTTAGCATATTACAAATATAAATAAATTATTGAATACGTGTTGGATTTCCGTAAGGATATTTATTATCTGGAAATTTCACGTTTCGAACGTTAACATTATTTGATTGTTGTTTCTTTTTAGCTTTGGTTATTTGCTCCGTTTTCGCTGGCAAATTTAATCGTTTAATCTCTAAATTAACTGTGTAACCACTTGAACGTTCTATTTTATGTGATGAGGATTTTATATGATATTTACCCGATAATTTACCTAATCCCGTTAATTGGAAATTATTGCCCGCAATTGCTAAAGTCGTTCCTTGCAATTCAATATTACCTTCCATTTGATTACCTGCTGATAAATGCATTATAGCTTTGGCTTTCGCTTCTGCTTGCTGTTTATTCTCAGCTTTAGTGTGTGTAACTCCTGAATCTTGGTTTACTGGTGTGTCGCTTGAATATCCTTGTTCTTGCTTGTATTTTTCAAAATCTAAGTTAGCAGTCACAGGTTCGTTTTTCTTTGCTGATTTCGATTTAACCGACGCGTTTTTAATCATTCCGTCAGCCTTGTCTGTCAATGAGTATCGTTTAATTTGCGATTTGTCAACTGAAAAACTCACATTTCTTTTCTCTACGTCATAAATAGACGTAAATGTGATAATATTTTCACGTACAGCAAACAAAACCCCGTATTCTTGAGATATACGCTTTAAAAACGCCAAATCAGTTTCTTTATTTTGAGTTATACGTCCGAAAGTAATTTCCGGAATTTCACCCTGAATAGTGAGGTTATTTTTTGACGCTACTTTTTCAGCAATTTGCTTCAAAGTTTTTGATTCATGCGCATCTGATTTTTTTGTTCGCAATGAATTTACAATACCAGTCGCCATACCTCGAATAGATACAACATCTGGAGGTCCTTCGAGATTAATTTCGTCTATTTCAAAAACTCCACATTTTAAATTTTCTATTGATACGGTTAATTTTGCGCCTTTTTCTGGATACCACGAATTTTGCCACTTCAAATCAACATCTTCAACACGTATTTCGATTTCGTCGCTTTCCCCTTCCGTTTTATCGTTATATGTCAAAGACAGCATGTATTTCGAAATATCCGAAGTAATGTTTTTATTGTTGTATAGGACGGTAAATTTAGGAGCTGGTATGTTCATTAGTTATTACAGTAATTTTCTATCCATTTAATAGAATGTTTTCTCAATCCTTGAAACAAACCAGTTTCATCATCCCAAAAAGGTTTGTAAATATCTTCTACCATTTGCTTAATAGTTCTGGATTTATATACTTTATCTAAATTTCCATTTTTAAACTGAGTAATCCACTTTTCTAACATTTCTCTTTTAGCAGAATTGCTTCCGGAAAATTCATCCATTCTTTTAGGGAAACAATTTTCTAAAAAATCATTCAAAGTAATGCAATCATCTATTTCTTTCAATCTTAAATTTAAATCGTACATAATTTATTTTTTATCGTTTCCAAGGCGGTAATAATTCACTGTCAATTTGTATTTCTCCAGATTCTAATATTGGCACTATTATACGCGTTCCAGGTTCCAATATAGGAGAAATAACAATACTTGTATTCGCTTCAATAATTCCGTTTATAAGCGTAGAATCTCCATAAGCTTTGAAGGCTATAGTGTCCCATCTGTCGCCTTGTTTTGTGACGTATTCAACAAAATTTTCCATTATATCCTACGAATTATTGAATTATTTGAAATATCTAAATTTGCCGAATTTAAACTTAAAAGCGATCCGTTCAATTGTTGATTTAAAATCTTAAATGAATTAACATCCGTAATCGGCAAAACTGCTTTCATGTTTTGAACACGAACATAAACATCATTTATTGCAGTAGGCAAATTTTCTGCCATATCTTGCAGTTCAGAAGCATCTGACAGTATTGACTGAACATTCGTTAAACTGCCTTCAATATCGGTAAGTGATTTATTTATTTTTCCACTCCAATATTCTGAACGACTCGGAATCTCTTCAATTTTTGTCGTGTAAATTCCCGTAAGAGTTACCGACGTTTGTATTTTTGAAATTTCAGTTGTCATCGTCATTCCTTGTGAAATTTTAGCAGGCAAAACAGATCGAACGTTTGAATTTCGTGTTGAAGTCGCAAACGCTTGCTGAATAGCTTGCAATTCCGCTTCTCTTAACGGGTCATCTGAAAAGCTTTCAAGCAATTCAACCGACAAAGTAACTTCAATTAAATTTCCGTTCGGGTCAGTAAATGAATTATCTTGTGAAAAACTTGGAATTACAAAAAAACCTAAAACACGTCCATTGCCTAAAATCAAAGGTAATATTTCACGGTTTTGCATAGCCAAGCGCAAAGTTTCAATATCAGCTTCAGGATTTGTAAATTCAGAATGTAAATACATTCCAAATGATATTGAATCGAGATTGTCGCCAACGGCTTGCAAGCGTGGTTTTCCGTTAATTAATTCATGTTGTGCGTAATTAACGCCTCGCTCATGAGAAAAATTACTGAATCCTTTCAAGCCTTCAAATCTGATATTTCCTAATTGGGCGTACATTATTTATGAAAATTACTGAATGATACAACCGTTTTGGATAAATCATGCGTTACGATTAACGGCAAGCCAATAACATTAACGCCTATCTGAAAGAAAACCGATATAATTAATTTTTTCATAAAAATTATTTTTGTAAATATAATAAAATTTATGATAAGTTGTAAAATAAAAAAAACCTCCGATTGTGGAGGTTTTCATGATTATTTTTTTTGTATTATTATTATTATGTTAGCAAAGATTCATTGCATTTATTAATCTTAAGAATCTTACTTGAAAAAGTTAAATACATATTATTGGCATTTAACTTTTCTTTGTAGAAATAAAAATGATTTTTATTCTCAAAAAAATCAACATCATTATTAACTACATCGAAATCAAAGTTTAACTTTAAATTTACAGTTTGAGTAAAATCACTAATTCCTACATCGTTTACAGTAAATTTAGATTCTTGTTTTTCAATTTTGTCGTTTTTAAATTCACTTTGATTTGCAAAACATGTCACTGAAAATAATCCAAAAAGAAATGCTAATAAAAAATTTTTCATAATACTTATTTTTAATTGTTAATAATTAATCCAAATATAATACTTATTTTTTAATAACCAAACATTAATAAGCTAATCTTTGTTTTCTTTGCATTTGAGCCTCAATTTGGCGTATTAATTCAGGAATTAATGCTTTTACTTGTGCGGTTATGTCACCCGAGCCTCCATGAATGACTGGCGCAAACGTAACGCTTATAGAAGAATTACCGCTTCCACCACGACCCGAAGCCGACGGCTTAATAGAAGAACCCATTCCCTTTGAAGCTCCGACTAACTTCGATTCGCCTTTTTTGATTCCATTATGCGCGCCCTCGGTTATATTTACCCCGTAATCCATGAAAACCTTTGAAGGCGATGCTATTCCCAAAACTGTTTTAAAGGCGTTTGCTATGCCTTTTCCTATTCCCTTAACAAAATCAAACAAAGCAGTTGCTTTTGCCTTAATTCCATTCCATAGCCCCATGACAATATCGGTACCGATGTTTTTAAAACGGTCTGGAACCATTTGCCACGCTTTTATTAGTAATCCAATTGGTCCAAGAAAAATAACGCCCCATTCTTTCATAAAATCTATAGCCTTCCAGAATATAGCCTTAATTCCAGTCCATAGTTTAGAAAAGAAATTTTTAATAGGTTCCCAGTACTTTACAATTAAAAAAGCTGAACCTGCTATTGCAGCAACTACCCAAAATATAGGCGAAGTTAAGAATGCTAAATTAGCAGCTTTTAAAGCAGCGGATAGCACTTGAATCGAAGTACCTCCAGCCAATGCCGAAAATGCCATAGCGTTTTGAACTGCTGTAATTGTTATCATTAATGTACGATAACCGTTCATAATAGCCATACCAGCAGAAATGATTTTGAATATACCACCGAATAAAAAAGCACCAGCTGAAAGCGTAAGGCTTAACGCCCCCATTCCGGCAACAACTTTTAAAATAGTTCCAACCAAACCCTGATTATTAGAAATCCAAGCAGCTACCTTGTCAACAGTTTTAGTTATCGAATCCGCATACTCTTTCATCTTAGGCAGCATTTTGTCTCCTAATCGTGCGGCAGTCATAACAACATTATCTTTCAATGTTGACATCATACCATTAAACGTTTTCGATTGCGCAATTGTAGCTCCTGCATACTTTACATTACCAATATATTGCAGGTATTGTTCTATATCTTTTGCATTATTTTTTACAGTAGTTGTAATTCCTTGAAAAGTATAACTAACAAGGTCGCCTGATTTTTTAGCTGAAATATTAAACTCCTTTAGACGCTCATTTTCACCCATAACAGCATCTCCAACCGCTTCAGTAAAATCCATTAAGGTTTTACCAGGAGTTGATGAAGCAATATTTCCGTACGCCTCCAAAGCTTTAACTGATGGATCTAAACCAGCATTTTTAAGCCTAAGAAATGAAGTTACAACTTCGTTTAGTTCAAAAGGAGTCTGAGCTGCAAATTTGTTTATTTCTCCAAATGCTTCTTTTGCCGCTTTTGCGTTTCCTTGAAAAGAACTTCTTAAAGCAGTATTCAATGTCTCCATATCGGCAGCCGCTTTAATAGGTAATGCCAAAGCTCCAGCTATAGCAAGTCCTATCGAACCTGCTTGTCTTCCCGTTGCAAACGCTCTATCTCCACGCTCTGACATTGCCATAATTTGGCGTTGTCGTGCTGCTGCCGCTGCAATAATTCGTGTTGCTTCGTCTTTTGCGGTTAAAAGTAATGCAACTTCAAATGTTTTTTTAGCCATTTTTTATTTATATAAAAAAAACCGCAACCGTTGTCGGTGCGGTTCTATGTTACTCTATTGGTGGTTTCAATTTTTCATGTAATTTCAGAGCCTCAACAAACCAGTAATGAATGTCGTTTCCCTCCATTTCAAATAAAATATTTAATGCAGTATTCGAAAAATGCGCCAGAAAAATAATATGTTCTGGCGTTACACAAAAAGCTTATTAACTGGAGTTATCATTTTAAGATAATCCATTCCGTCCATTTCCGGTAAATCTTCTTTTAAAATAGATTTTCCGTCTATTTCTACAAGCATTGCCGCTAAACAATCAGCAAAATCTTCGCCTCCTAATTTAGGATCCATTAAGCGTTGTGCTTGCTGAACGTGTTTTCCTTTGAATCGCTTTATAACGCAGTTTTTACCACTTGGAAGTTGAAATTCCTGATAAATGTTTCTGTCTGCGACGCCTGCAAGCGTTGTGGGATTTTTTGCTGGTAATGTGTTTTTTCCTGCCATGTGATAAATTTTTAAGTTAATTTTAAAACGTAAATATATAAAAAAAACCGATACAATTACGTATCGGTTTAATTCTCCTTTCTTTTAAATTATTAACCGCCTATATTCGCTCTGTAAGTTGCAAAAATATCAACTCCATCAACTGAATAAATGTTAGCCAAAGCATCGTAATCAACAACCTCGTTACCGTCAATTTCCAGCTTGTAAGCCGTACATGTCAATTTCGAAGTAGCTTCTACGTTATCGTGCTGCTTATAGTTTCCTGCAGGGAAGTTCTTCGCTTGTACTGTCAAATACGCCACACATGGAACTTCAGCAACTAATCCGTTTGAATCATGCGTTTCTAAACTTGAACGAATTTGCAACTTCATTGCCTTTCTTGGATCGGCAAATTTTTTCAAAACGTCCGCATAAAACGCATTCCATTTGATTGTTGCCTCTAACTTATCAATTCCTGAAAATAATTCGAATTTTCCAATCATTCCAAGTGCCTTGTGTTCAGATAACATAAATGTAATATCTGGAAGATTTACCTCTTCAGCTTTTCCAAGCTGAGAAATACCATCGACATACACATTGGCGTTAGTTAATCTATTTACTTGTATAGCCATGATTATATGATGTTAGTTAATAGGTTAATATCTAAGAATGATTTGAAAGTGATTCTTTCAGCAGGCGTTGGACCCATGAATACAAGATCAAACGTTACATGTCCAAGTGCTAATTCTTCAGCCGTATTATCAGCAGAATAAACACATTTTGAACCAGATAAACAAGCTCCACGACCAATTAACGTACGGAAGAAACCGTTTCCAGTATCTCTTATTGCGTCAATCGTTGCTTGATTAATTGGTTTGTCAATAAACGTAAGCATTGCTTGCTCTAAAGACTCGTGAACTATGTCCGCAATTCTACGAATTGGAATAAAATTCTTTGGATCAGTATTCGTAGGAAATGCAGCCGAACGATTACCCCAAGTTCTTGTTCCGGCTCCGTAACCAGTGAACGTAGTTGTAATTCCTTTTTCATTCAATAAATTAGCTTCTGTTGAAGCGTCGTTTACTGCCGAAGTCACAATAAATTCAGTTCCTACGATTCCAGCAATTGTATGATTTGAAGGCGAAACCCAGTATCCTTCGTTTAAATCTACATTAGCCATTACACCTGCCATAAATTGACTGTACGGAGCGTTTATGTTTGAATCAGAATCAGCATCATAAACTTTCAAGTGAGGACACAACAAATATGCTCTATAACTTGAAGTTTTAAAGTTCATTGTTGAAGCTGGTCCACGTCCTACGATTGCAGCACTCACTGAAGTTCCTACTGGAGCATCAATTAACGCAATTGCACGATATTTTTCAGCTAATACAAGAAATTCAGTTGCCACTGCCAATAACTCTATGTAAATTGGAGCGATTAATATTTTAGGAGTGAATCCGAAAGTATTAAATACTAATTCTAAACATTTAGATCCAGTGCGAACACCCGA